TGGTTTTGATCGATTCAGCGACGCCTTTTTCGAACTGTTTATTGTCGAATTTCATAGCGACGATTTTCTCGTCGACTGGCATACTCATAAGTTCCCCACCTCCTTAAAGATTCCTTGTGCTATATCATCGTAAATCGGCTTCAACGCCGGGTTGATGTAATCATTACCCCGGACATATCCACCTTGACGGGTACCATGACCCATCTGTATGAGATAGGCGACATTAACACCATCCTGAATATTATGGTTTCCAAAGGTTAGTACATAGTCTCCATTCTCTCGGGAGACTGTATAAAACCATGAATTCGCGGTGTTGCCAGAGTCAACTGGTGTCGCGTCTCTTAGTCTTTGAACGCCTAATTCGCCGTAATGGCGAAGAATGCGTTCTGGAGAATATTTAAAGGCATTGATTAAATACTTCTTAATATCTCCTAAATCTCCCTCGACGGAAAAAGTAAAGGCACCAGAACCGATGCCTTTTTCTTTGATGTTGGTATAAGTTTTGATAGGGCCGAAGTTATAGACCTTATCATACAAATCCTTCAACTTGCCGATAGTGCTCATACTATCACCCTTTCGAATGTACTGCCTCTCTTCTCGCCTTATTTAGGGCAGCTCTTCTAGACAGATCATCAGAAGTAAGTCGTTTTGGCTTATCCCGATTATTGGCTTCTTCAGCTTTCTTACTACATACCTTAATCAGCGTTATAAGCTGATTCAAGTGCCATTTACGACACTCGTACGGTATGTTGTACTGAATCATCCAATAGTATAGAAGTTCTGCGGTTATTTTTGTCCTGTCAACAACTCCTTTACCATTGACGTTGTCGTCACCAAAAGTGGTGGCGGTCATAGAATTATCGATGTATTCCTCGATCATCTTAATGTTATCAGCATTAAGCATAGAATATACTTCGTCTTTGACGTTTTGCGTCAATGTCATGCACCTGACGTAATCTAAGGTTTCTGCAGGTGTATGTTGCTCTTCCGTCAAAAATGGCTTGTGCCACTTTGACTCCCACTTATGGAGAGACACGAGGGAATGCTCCAGGACAATGTTCGTCTGATAGCCTGGTATGAATTCGTTCTTGTTCTCATCATACTGCTCTTCAGCAGATACTGTCAACTTAAGTGGCATTCCCATCACTCTCCTATTCTTTTACTGCTCTGCAGCATTGTTCTCTTTGTTATGATCCACAATATGTGGTCTATTTTGATTCTGTGTCAGCTTTTCCATAGCGTCACCATCAGCCTTCGGAATAATCTTAGAGATGAATGCGGCTGCAGCATCTGCGTCAGTCACAAGCTCCATAAACAGATTATCGTAAGCCGGTGTCTCCATAAATGCTTTGGAGATCTCCTCGCTCTTCTGGAAACGCTTTCCATCCAGAGACTTCTCACCGTAAGATTTAGCGATGATCATCTTCATGAACTCCATGATCTTCTTAGCATCGAGCTTATCGCCAATCTCCTTGACGTAGTTCTCGATACCACCCTCGGTATTAGCCTCGATCTCAACAAGCTCGGATCTCGTAAGGTTGAATCTGAAATCCTCTGTTCTTGTCTCGCCATTCCAATCATCGTAAGTAATAGTTTTAACGTACATAGTAATACTCCTTTCGTTTGTAAAAAGTTGGGATTAGCGGGGACCGCAACCCTAGCAGCCCCCAATCCCGTATGGCAGAAAGTGCAACCCAAAGCACTAACTAACAACTATCAACCTGCAGCGCCAAGTGCTACAAGCTCGTCCGGAAGAAGAACCTTAGCGTCTGTCTCAGCATCTCCATAGAGAGCTTTCTCAACAGCAGCAAGAACTTCTGCGGTTGACTTGGTTGAATCGATCACGATGTGTGAAGTCGGCTTCAAGCCAAGTGAAGAATCGCTGAACGCGATCGGTGTAGTAGAGATAGTCCATGAGAAAGTAGCTGCCTCAGGACTCTCGTTGATTGTTGAACGTGACTTCTCGGAAGGAGCTGCAAGGCATCCGTAGATGATGTGCAGTTTGTATCCGTAGTCGTTACCCTGAAGTGCGTTACCAAGCTCAGTTCTGTAAGAGAAGCAGAACTTCTTACGGCTCTGCTGTGTAGCTGTGATACCAGGCTTAACCTCCTTAGTACCATCGCACTCTGCGAACTCGTCCGGATAGTAGAATGCCTCGATAGTAGCACCAAACTCCTCTGCTGATACCAGGTCAAGGTATTTGATGTTATCTGCGTACTGAGCATTAGACTCTGCTCCTGACGGAGACTCGTTTACAGCTGTAAGGCCGTTCCAAGCCACACCCTTTCCATAAGTTCCGGTTGTTGAATCGAACGGATACAGAACACCATGATTCACACCAGTCTCGTAAAATCTTTTTGCTTCCTCATCCCAAGTGATTTTAGCCATTTTTCTTTTCCTCCTTAATAATATAGTACAAATGGGCTATGATATATACCATCCACCGGGTAAGGCTTCTCCTTCCTAATCATTTGGAAGGAGCGTAGCACTTTATCCGGTATCTGAGAGTCAGGATCTGAATCCATGACTGTAACATCATAGCTATCTGTAAAAAGGTACATAATGTTGTCAGCATTGAACGAACGTCCAATACTAGTGTGATACACTATGCATGGATACTTGAGTTTGATCGACTCGGGAGGCTGAAAATATACGTTGCGAGAACCTAAGATCTCCACAAGTTTGTTATGGAGTTCAATCCTGCGGTCCACTGTCGCCATTGTATACACCTCCTAACTCTAATATCAAGCGAGGCTGTTGAACTTCTACACTTGATACTTTCCATCTTGTATCCATCCACTCTATGTATCTGATAGAACTGAAGTTGTGAAGGGCATATGGATCTGCAAGTATCGAAATCTGATTGGACACTTTGATGTTGTCGTTGAGTTCCCCGTTCTGGGTCTCGCGACGACTACTCATGTTTCGAGTTATGTCGCCATAGTACTCGTGTTCGACAATCTGGTCTTTCCATACGCCCGGTCTGACTTCGCCAGTCTCAGCAAATCCAATTTTACCGAAGTACTTAGCCATCACAATACCTCCATTTTGATTCTATCAGCCCTGTCCGCCACCAGAGGTAGTAGTCTCAGCCTTCTCAAGGATAACGAGAGCTGAGAACGGCTTAGTAAGCGCTCCAGAAATTCTGGTCTCGATCAGGTACTTCTCCTGGTTGTAGTCGATATCGAAGTCTTCGAACATTGATACCGCACCGCCCTTGTCAGCACCAACATTGTAGTCCTGAAGGTTAACGATGATACCTACTACGTTGTACTCAACACCCTTGAAGGTGTAAGTAGCTCCCTCCATAGCCTCAACGGTAACGATATCGCTGACGCGGAGTGTATTCTTGAGCTTATCCTGCGACTCATAGATGATTCGGCCCGTAGAGTCCTCAATCAACAGCATGTCAGTCAGATAAGTCTCAGTAGTAAAGAACTTCGGTGAACCGGAGCCCTTGTACTCTTTCTTAGCTTTGATGATGCTACGGATGAGCTTCTTAGCTACTCTCTGCTCATAGTCCTCATCAGACTCACCAGACTTCTTAGCCGGGAATACGATCGGAACCTTAACTGAGTAAAGCTCATCATCTGCCAGGATCGAACGTACATGCTGCTCCTGGATCTTGTCATCATCTGAAGGAAGACGTCCATCACCGATAAGAATTGCACGAGCGATTTCCTCGTCAAGCATCATTCTCATCTCGGCTTTGATCCATGCTACAACGTCAAACGAAGTGATGTCGATGATGTCATCTCTATCAAGCTTCTGCTTCTTGTAGATGGTCTGCGGATCGGTTGTTCTCTTCAAGAGTGAGAATACCTCTTCCTTTTTACGGTTACCCTTCATGTAACCCTTCGCACGTGCATCATCCTCACGGATGTCAGCCTGCATAGATTTGATTCTGCTGAAAGGTGTCTTGTGTACACCGTTCATTACAATTGACACCCAACCGGTATCTCTCTTGAGCCACTCCGGCGGATTGTTCAGATTCTGATACTCTGGGAACAACCACTCGATGTCCTGGACACCATAGTCGCCATCAGCATGTGCAAGAGAGAAGTTCTCCCAAGCCTGCTTAAGTGAGCCGCGCTCTGCTTTTGCGTTCTGGATAATCTCAAGCTGATCTGCGTGAGAAAGTACTCCAGTAGCCTCTTCTGTTTCCTGATCAAACACATTGTGTTTCATTTCGAAATCCTCCTCATCATAGTCTTCATTGTCGCTGTGCTCTACTTCGTCTCCTTCAGCAGCGCCGCCCTCTGCGGCCTGTCCAACGAGATAGTACAACACCTGCTGCTGTTCTTCACTCATGGAGTTAATGACATCTTCTACTGTCTTATCTCCACCTTCATCTGCGTGCTGCATGTCTTTCTTCTCCTTTTTCTTTTTGTCAGGAGCTTCCTCATCGTCCTCTTCGTCTCCTTCAGACTCTTCTTCGGACTCTTCTTCGGAATCACCCTCTTCTTCAGTGTCTTCCTCATCGTCATCCTCGTCTTTCTTGAACGGGAACTTCTTCTTGCCACCATCTGTGTGCTCAAGCTCGTCCGGATACCATTCAAGAATAGCCTCGTATCCATCTTCACCGTCTTCGCTATGCGCCATAACGGTATCGATCTTGGCTTCTTTGTTAGCACCGGCAATTACCAGTGATACCTCACGAACCATGCCGTGAAGAACCTGTTTTGCCTGCTCTTTAAGGTGGTTAGCTCGAATAGAAAGATGAGTTAAGTCGCCGTGTCTTACGGCTTCTTTACAATCTTCTGCAATCGGGTTGTTATTGAACGATGCGTATGCATATAAGCCTTCGCCATCCCGATGCTCAAGATAAGCTTTACCAATAACGTTAGACGGAGAGTTATCGTAATGGTTCCACATAAGCGGGACTTCTTCTCCGTCCATGTGAGCGAACGCATTCTTGCGAATTGTGCGTCCATCTGTACATTTAACGCCATACTTGGTAGCCCATCCACTAAAATCAAACTTCATTTTGATTTTCCTCCTATTCCATTTGATTCTCTTCCAATGCGGCTTCGTCTGCGCTCTCATCGGGAGGTAACTGGTCATACCCTTCTTCTGGCATCATTGCTTCTGGTCCACTAGCATTGATGTTCTTGTTACGCAACTCATCAGCTCCTGGGTCTTCTGACGGCTTAAGACCAATTTTGGATCTGAGTTCGTTTGCAGTCATTATCTCATTTCTAGTGAACTTATCAGCAATCTCAGCAATCTGATCAACTGGCATCAGTGAGAACGGATCTCTAAAGAACTTGATAGCCTG